TCACCTTACACGGATATAAGCACGGATTGTTTTTGCGACCATTATTACCATTCAATTACTGCAGCAGTGGCAGAACTCAATCGCGCCTAACCAAACCAAGCAGGGCGCAAGTTACCAAGCTTGCGCCCACTAACTAACGGAGACCAAACCTAATGAGCGCAACCAGAACCAGCAGGCAACCAGTAGCAATGGTAAGAGTAGTTTATGTAGATATTCGCTGCCCGATTTGTAAAGAGTATATTTCAGATGCTGATAGCGGCAGCCACAATTTTGAAATAAACAATATTCCGCAAACCGTGTATTGCCACAACTGCAATTTACAATTGCCAATTAGTAAAAAAGTGCATGGCACATTTCGCACAAGCAAATAAAACCAACGGAGACCAAACCTAATGAAAACTGCAAAATCAAAAAACAAACCCTCGAAAGTAGAAACGCAATATTGCAAAACTACAACTGTAAATGGAGTAGTGCGCTTAAAAATGCTGCAATATGTAACCGCAAAACTTACGCCCATGCATGAACACATCCGCAACTATTACCCTGCCGAAACGCGCATTGGGCAAGTGGTTACCATAGGCGGTTGTTTTTCTATGTTTGTAATTGAGAAACGCATTGCTAGTAAAGATTGGGAATGGGCGTTTGTGCAAGCGGTGAAACAATACCGCGCAGACAAACGGCTCACTGCATAAAGCACTATAGCAAACCAAATCCAACAGGGCGCAGTAACCAATGCTGCGCCCACTAACTAACAACGGAGACTAACGACAATGAAACACAAATTAGAAAACAAACAGGGTAACCAGAATGCACTAACGCTGGCGCTCGTGCTGGCAGTATGCGCGAACACTGCTGCTAAAAGCAGGCGGGCGGTATTGCTTGCAGGCACTATAGCGGCAGGCATGGAAGCGCAGGAAGTGGCACAATGCCAAGCCAACGCAAAGCGGGTTTTAGATGCGCGTTTTTAGCGCCTGACAGCGCAGGCATTGCCAGAATGCCTATTTTTACAGGGTAAATTGGTACTTGACAGCGGGCTAGTTTGCCTGTAAAATTCTAGTAGTTCGGGGGGCTAACCCTGAAACAGAAAACGAAAAGGAGACCAAACCTAATGATTGCAAAAGAAACCAAGCAGGTAGATATCAAAATCGGCAACGATACCAAGTCCGTAACAATATGGCGGTACAGCGCAGACCATTGTTGGATTTGCAATACGCCAGTGCTTGTGCGCTTCCCAACTGGCAGAAAAGTGCATTTGACCTTCGACACTACGGCGCACGAGCGTAAAGACGGTACATATTTTTTGCATGCAACTGGTTACCGCAATTCCAACGTTGCAAAAGTTTACGCTTGGGGCAATGGCGAGCTTGCAACTAGCAAGTGGCGCGGGTAACAGGGAGACCAAACCTAATGAACAAAATAAGAACCATAGATATAGAGCCAACTGCAATTGCACAGTATGCAGCCGCGCAGGGCGCAAGCGCTGCAGACCGCCCGCCCTATGCCAGCAGCAATAACGGTATGGCGTTTGCAGTTGGGCTATGGGCGCGGGAGCGCGGCATAACAGTTTTTAGTGTGCATAAGTCTAGCGGCTATAACTACATTCTCAACGATACCTACAAAATTAAACTATACACAGAAAAAGGAGCGCAACGATAATGATAAACTCAACAAGCAAAGTAGACAGGCTGCCACACCTAATAGCGTATGGCGAAGCATACAAAATTGCAGGCGGTAATATTGCCGCTATGCACGAGGCAGACGTTGCATATTACAACGCTGAAACTGCAGCGGATGCGGCAGATGCTGCGGCGTACAGTGCCGCTTACCGCGCTACACTGGATGCAGCAGGGCGTGCATATTATGCACAAGCTGCGCACACTAACTAACTAAGGGAGACCAACAATAATGCAACCGTTAACAGAGGTAATACCAATGGAAGTAAACCCAATGCATAAGGAAATTGCAGACCTAAAAACCCTGCTTACCAAAATGCAACCCGATAACTGGAAAGCCAACGAGCGCAGGATGTTACGCATGCGCGATTTTATTTCTACTACGCAACGAGAACTGCGGGCGCTGGCAGAACAACTAGAAACAGAAATGATTGCGCACATAGATTTGCACGGCGATATTGAAATAAGCGAAACGGAACGGTTATACGTTGGCAATACCAAAACCAACAAAGCCATTGGCGATGGGCAGGGAATAACAATGGCAGTGCTAGAGGCAGGCGGCGGCAATTTAGAATTGCTTACCAGTGGCGAGGGCGGGGTATTGGCTAGCCAGCCGTGGAAGTATGGCGCAGTAAAGGCGCTTATTGGCGAGGCTAAAATGGCGGAATTGTTTTCAGTAGAGGTAAAGCAGGATTTGAAAACAGGCAAGGCGCAGCGCGTGGTAAAAAGTTACGATAGCAAATTTGGCGCTTGACAGCGATTGAACTAAGCAGTATTATTTACAGTATAGGAGACCTAACAATGAGCGCAAAAGCATTTGATTGGATGCCAGAGTATTTTGTACCAAGTGTTTACGGCGGGTTACTGCCTGCCGCATTGAGCGTAGAAAAGAGCAACGCTAATTTCCGCAATGGTTACCTAACTAGTAACGAGACAACAGTAGAGCGCGTGGTAGACCGTTTCCAAGCCGCGGGGCAGGTTACAGCGGCAGATGGTATACGCGTATTGGGGCAGGTTGCACAGGATTTACTAGACCTGTGCATAGAGGCAGAACCAGACGAACCGTTTGATTGGGCAGTTATACAGAATTCAATAAATGCGTTGCGCAGTTTGCTAAAATGAGCCGCGTTAAGGTAGATATGCAGTTTACGTTTTTTGTGGATGCCAACGCGGGCAATGCCATTAACAGCTACTGCGCGTGGAATAGGTTGCAGCGCAGTAGCGTATTGCGCCAAGCCGTAAATAAGTTTTTGCAGGTAGAAGCAGGCAATATAAATGCAAACACTAATGCGGATGTGCGCAAGGCGCTAACACTGTATACTAAAAACCAGTTGCGAAACAAAAAGCCATGAGCGTAATTGTTGCATTGAGCGGCGGCAAAGCCTCCGCATACTGCGCACATTGGGCGTTAAGCAATTACCCTAAACAGGAAGTGGTTTTATATTTCAACGATACAAAATGGGAACATGTAGATTTGTATCGGTTTTTAGATGATTTGGCAAAATACTTTAAACATGAAATTATATTTGATACAGATGGGCGCAGTCCAGAGGAGTTGTTTTACGATAATAACGCACTGGCAAATAACAGGATGCCATTTTGCAGCCGCATTCTAAAAGCAGAACGGCTGCAAAAGTTTTATAAACATAACGACACGCTGGTTTTTGGTATTAGTGCGGATGAGCCGCAACGCGCAATCAGAATTGTAAACGTTTATAATGCGGTTGCACTGCAAACAAAAAAGATGTTAAACTTATTTTTCCGCTCATAAAGGAAAAAGTAACCAAGCAGGATATAAATAAATTTTTACAAGCCGCAAACATTGTAGAACCGTTATTGTATCGGTTAGGGTTTGCGCACAATAACTGTTCGGGCGGTTGTGTTAGGGCAGGCAAAAAGCATTGGAAGTTACTTTACGAAAAATTGCCAGAGGTATATGCAGAGCGCGAAAGGGTAGAGCGGGAAATGCGCGAATATACAGGTAAGGATATATCATTTTTTAAAGACGAAACATTGGCAAACTTTAGGGTTCGTTTAGACCAAGCTAGGTTGATAGATAATTTACAAACGCGCATGCATTTTGAATTAGAGGATGAGGTTGAAACAGAATGCATTGGAATTTGTGCCACTACAGCGTAAAATATCAACTATACTTACTGTTATTACCAAAGGAGGCAAAGCACAAAAATAAACCGAAGCCTGCAGCGCAAGCAGGCAGTAAACCAATTCCATTGGTTGAATTGGACTAGAGCGAATAAAGGAGACTAGTTACGATGAGCGATGCATTACAGACAATAGAACAGGTTTTGGTTACGGGCGATTTATCACGGTTTACAGCCGAACAAAAAATAACGTATTACGAGCGCTTATGCGAAAGCCTAGGGCTAAACAAACTTACCAAGCCGTTTGAGTATTTATCGCTGCAGGGCAAACTTGTTTTGTACGCAACGAAAAACTGCGGCGAGCAATTGCGCCAGTTGCACGGAGTAAGTATTACAAACCTCGTGGGGCAGCGCGTAGAGGATGTTTACATAGTAACCGCAACGGCAGTGGATAAACACGGCAGAACAGATTGCGCAACAGGCGCAGTTAGCGTTGCAAACCTGAAAGCCGATGCACTATGCAATGCGTTTATGAAGGCAGAAACAAAAAGTAAACGCAGGGTTACCTTATCATTGTGTTCGCTAGGCATGCTGGACGAAACAGAGATAGAGACCATTGCAGGCGCAGTCCGTGCAAATATTGCACTGCCTGTTACCAATGGCATTCACAAACAGATTGCAGGCAATGGCGCAGAGGCGGCTATTACCACAATTACCACGCTAAAAGAATTATGCTATTGGGCGTTTGGCGAATTTGGCGAGGATATTTTTCCAACAGAGGAAAGCGTAAAGCAGGTATTGCGCGACAATGGCGTTACTACTTGGAATAAAAATATCAACGTGCAGCAATGTATGGATATGCTTAGCAACGAGGCGAATTTGCAGACTGCTGGTTTTGGCATATCGGGAGCCGTGCAATAATGGAATGGCTGCCAATGATTTTTGCAGTATGCGGCTTGTTACTGGTTGCATTCTATTTTGCGCCTAAAACAGGGGTTTAGCGCCAAAACACTTGGTTACAGGGCGTTTAGAACGCGCCACAACGCAACCTAAGGCGTTTCTATAGCAAACCTATACTAAACTACCTTAGCGGCAAAACGTTTTGTTTATGCGCAGGCAAAACCAAATAGGCGGCAGCGGTTGGCAACCGAAACCAGCTAGTAGCGCATTACTGAATTTGTACCGTGTGCATGCAGGCATGGTTACAAAGCAGGCTAGAATAACAAACGGGCGTTTAGCACCTGTGCGCGTCGGCGCAGACCTAAACGCCCGCTATGTACCAAAGCAGGAAGCCGCGCATTATAATTTTTTGTAATGCGCGGGAATGGGTATCGGGATTGGGGGTGGGGGGCAGCATTTTAAAAACAACCTGTTACACTTTTGAAAAGCATATATAAATATATGCCTCACAGTATAGGAGACCTAAACATGATTACAGAAACACAAAACGAGAATGAAGCAAAGCAACTAATGGCAGAATGGGGCGTTGGCAATGATGGAGTGCGCCAACAAACCAACGATGTAGGCGTTGTGAATGCTTACCAGCTAAAACACGAGCGCATTATAAAAGAGGGTATACGGCACGGGCTGGCAGAAATTTGCGGCTATGGCGTAAAGCTTGTAAAGTATTGGGGCTTGCATAAAAGCAGCAGTCCAGAGGCAACCAATTTTTTTGAAATTTGCAAACTGGCATACGAGGAAAACATGGTTGATACGTTTTGGTTGGAAGTCTACGAGGATTGGAAAGCTAACGATTGGCGCGGGCAAAAGGGGCAGCGCCCAACTCCGCAACTGGCATTTGAGCGCGGGCTAATGTTATTGCAGCGTTTCGAAAACGAGCGCGAGGCAGACCGCATAAGGGTTTCAGAGAAGCAACCGAAGCGGGTATCATTGTTGGATGTAGAGGATACAAACGAAATAATCTAATGGCATTCAACGAGCAAGAGGCGGATAACGACGGCGCGGAAATAACCTACACAAGCACGGATTTTAAGCGCATGGTAGTTAGGGAATGGACGCTATACGCCCTGACCCACGTAAACGAGGATGACGTGTTGCAGTATAAAATCGTTGGCGTTACAGGAACGCAACTAGAAGCCGAAAGGTTTATTGCGGGAGACCCTGCAAAGTATTTGCGCATTGCAGAACAAAAACAAAGCAGGCAGTAATGGCAAACGTATTGCAAATTAGTTTGTGGGTTACCCTATTGTGCAAAGCATGCAGCGGAACTGGCATAGAGTGGCGCGAGCGTTTGCGGTTCGATGTAGAGGGCGATTTGCTAGAAGTGCGCGTTAGCACTGTGCATACATGCGAAGTTTGCACAGGCACAGGAAAGCAGTAACCAATGCAAGCCGCTAAAACGGATAGCAACCAAAACGAAATTGTGCAAGCGTTTAGAGGCATGAATTGCACAGTAGCATTGTTGCATGCAGTTGGAAAGGGAATACCAGATTTACTGGTTGGTTGCAGAGGGGTAAATTTACTAGTAGAGTGCAAAATAAAAACAGGCGTGCTAAACCTAATGCAAATAGAATGGCACAAGCATTGGAGCGGGCAGGTAACAGTTTGCCGAAGCGCAAACGAGGCAGCCGATTTAGTTTTTGAGACTTGGGATAAAATTGGTTACTTGCCGCTTACGCCTGACCTGCCGAAACTAAGCCTAACTACAAAAATGATACAGGCGTTAGTAACACGCCATAAAGGAAAAAAACAGTAATGCAACTATCTAAGAACGTAAACCAATTTATGCAAAATAAAATGCGCGTGGCAAAACTTGCCATAGCCGTATTTTGCGCAGCGGCGCTAATTACCCTGCTTGCTAATGCGCCGCGCACTAGCCAAGCAACCAGCGTAACGCCTGCCATTGCGCCAACTGCCACAGTTGCGCCAATGGTAGTAGGGCAGCCAATGATGCTTACAGATGCAAACGGTAATACGTTTATGATTATGCAGGGCAGCACGTTTTTTGTGTTTCCAAAACAGGAACCTACACAAAACCCAAAATAGCAAGCCTGCAAATTGCGCCAACTGCAATTGCAGGCGAACCAATAGAAACGCCACAACCATTCCAGCCGTTGCCGAGAGTAGGGCAATATCAAAACCTAAAACTGCGCCTTAGTTATTACAATCCAGCATTGGGCGGCACTAATTGCCATCCTGCAAATTGGGTTGCGGCGCATAATGGCATGCAAGGCGTTTGCAAGTCTTTACTGTTGGGCGAGCCGTGGTCTACGTGGTTAAATATTGGGGCAGCCTGCCCGATGAGTATTCCATTGCGCAGCCGTATTTACATAGAGGAACTAAACAAAAGTTTTTATTGCGTTGATAGAGGCGGGGCAATACAGGATTTGCCAGACGGCAGCAAGTTTATAGACCTGTTGCAGAAAAGCGCGGCTTGGTATCCAGACGCGGTAATTGTTACTGACAGGTATTGCCCTAGCGGTTGTTTTCTCGCTAACGGCTATGTGCTAGAATGACCCTAGCCATAAATACCGCAGCATGGCAGCAAGCGCCAGACCAAGAGCCAAACGCCTATGCAATATTTGAGCGCGTAAAGCCTGATTACAAAATACTGCGCACAGATAAAAAACAACCGCTAGTGTTTGACGGTTGGATTATGCACAACGCTAAAAGGGTTGCATTGGTTGAAACCAAATGCAGGGAACTAACCTACTACGAACACGAACACAAATATAAAAGCAAGTGGCTACTAAGCGAAAGCAAGCTAACAGGGTTGCAACGTTGCGCGGTAGACTGGCAGTTACCCGTGTATGGTTTTCTATATTTTATAAACTGTAAAATCCTGCTTACAATCAAACTGGTAAACAGGCAGGGCGTTATTATTGAGCGGGAGAAAAGAATTGTAAAAACAAAAGAAAAGTATTTAGGCGGCACAGAGGAAACAGAATGCGGGTTTGTGCCAATGCATAGCGCAACAATTATGCAATGGTTGGAAAATAACTAATAATAAAGTAAAAGGAAACAATTATTATGGATAGCAAATTGCAGGGCGTTTTGAAAAGCCGTAAGTTTTGGGCGTTGGTTGCTTCGCTGGTTGCGATTATTGGCGGGTTTTACACAGGGCAAATTCCAGCACAGGATGCAGCCAACAATTTAGTTATTGCGCTGGCGGTTTACTCTATTGCTACTGGCATAGATGATAATGGCAAAGGCAGCTAACACAAGCAATAAACAAATAGAAACGCTGGCAGACCTGACACCTGACACGCGCAACGCCCGCAAGCACAACCCGCGCAACGTTGGCATGCTGGAAAAGTCCCTAAACGAGGTTGGGGCTGCTCGCAGTATTGTTATAGACGAAAACGGCGTTGTGCTGGCGGGCAATGCAACCATCGAAGCCGCAGGGCGGGCAGGCATTGAGCGCGTGCAAGTGGTAGACGCGGACGGGGAAACAATCGTTGCAGTGCGCAGAACAGGGCTAACCCAAACGCAAAAAACAAGGTTGGCACTATACGATAACCGAACCGCAGAACTGGCAGATTGGGATGCAGACGTTATTGCAGACCTAATGGCAAATGAGCGTGCAATGCTGGATGGGCTATTTGAGAATAACGAGTTATTAGAACTAATCGAAAATATAGACCAGACGGGCAGCGCAGACGCGGAACCGCAGATAGATAGAGCCGCAGAACTAAACGAGAAGTGGCAGGTAAAACCGCAAGACCTGTGGCGCATTGGTAACCATCGGCTGCTATGCGGCGATTGCACAGTGCGCGAGGATGTGCAGCGCGTTATGGGCGGCGAGCAGGCGCAAATGTGTTTTACAAGTCCGCCTTATAATCAGCAATTACAAACACAATCCCAACCAACAGGCATGCACAAAAACAATAAATGGTTTAACCGTTTAGATGCAGCCTATGCAGACAATATGCCTGAAAGCGAATATCAAACTTGGCAGGTAGAAGTTTTAAATATCGTTTTCGATGTGGTAAAGGAAGGCGGCGCGTGTTTTTACAATCATAAATACCGATACAGAGAACGTCGCCCGATTGTGCCGTTAGATTGGATACGCAAAAGCAATTGGGAAATGAGACAGGAAATTATTTGGGATAGGGGCGGCGGAGTTGCTGCCAATGCGGAAATGTTTATTCCAAGCGATGAGCGTATTTATTGGCTAGAAAAAACAGGGATGCACATTTGGAATGGTATCGGGATTAATAGCACAACGGTTTGGTCCATTCACCCACAAGCTAATAATGGCACTCATGTTTGCCCGTATCCATTGCAATTATTACAACTGCCAATTTTATGCGTTAGCAACGAAGGCGCAATAATTGTAGACCCATTTTTGGGCAGCGGAACTACAATGGTTGCTAGTGAGAATTTACAGCGCAAATGTTTTGGAATAGAGATTAGCCCGAACTATTGCGCGGTAATATTAGAACGCATGCAAACCGCGTTTCCAGCGCTGGCGATTGAGCGCATAACATAGAATGCCAAAACAAAAACAAACGGGGAATAAACGCCCTAAGCCAAAAATGGTAGGCGCAGGGCGCGGCAATGTTTTTCCGCCTGTTGAACATCGTTTCAAACTTGGAAACAAAGCCGCAGTTGGACACGGCAGACCGCGTACCATTGGAGAACTGCGCGAATATATCCAGCAGCTAGGCGAGCAGCCAAGCGGTTTGCCAGAACTTACAAGGCTTGATTTATTGTTGCGCCAAATGTATGCAAGCAAGAATGCGGGAGACCGCGCAAACGTTTTGAAATATGGTTGGGGCAATGTGCCGCAGCCAATAGGCGGAAGCGATGAGTTGGGACCGATACAAATAGAAGCAGTAGAGGCATATAGTTTTGACGCTGCAGTTGCCGCGATTGCGTTTAGACCAGACACAAATAGCACAGACTAAACAGAAAATCGTTACCGTTGCTATGGGGCGCAGGTGGGGCAAAACCACTATGGCAGGCGCACTGGCAATTAGCAGTGCATGCAAGGGCGGTATTGTTGCATGGGTTGCGCCTACGTATTCCAATAGCCGCCCGCTATGGCGGTTTGTAGAGCGCGTAATTACCAGCGAACCACGGGCGCAAGCCAGACGCGCAGAGCGCACAGTTGATTTTTATAACGGCGGCAGGCTTACAGTTTACAGCGCAGATAACGATATTAGTTTGCGCGGCGAAACATTTGACCTAGTGATTGTGGATGAGGCAGCCCGCATACGCGAGGAGACGTTTACCGATGTGCTGCTACCTACGCTGGCAGATAGAGACGGGCGCATGTTTATTGTTTCTACTCCCAAAGGGCGCAATTGGTTTTGGCAGCAATTTATTGCAGGCATAGAGGCAAACAGTTATTGCGTTAGTTTTACAGCGCCAAGCGCGGCAAACCCAATGCCAAGCATACGCAACGCGGCAGAACTAGCCAAGCAAACGGTATCGGATAGAACCTACAGGCAGGAATGGTTAGCAGAGTTTGTAGACGATAATGCAGGCGTTTTCAAGGGCGTTAGGGAATGCATTAGAGACCATGCAACCGAGCCAGAACCCTATAAAAGCTATGTAATGGGTATAGATTGGGGCAGGGTAAACGATGCAACGGTATACACTATTATTTGCGTAGAGGATGCGCAGGTAGTTTGCATTGAGCGCATAACGCAAACCAGCTATGCAATACAATTGGAGCGGCTGCGGCGTTTGTGCGAATTGTGGAAACCTTATGATATACTTGCAGAGGCTAACAGTTTAGGTTCGCCATTAGTGGAAGCACTGCAGCAATTTGAGTTGCCAGTGCGGGCGTTTCAAACTACAGCCACAAGCAAGCCGCCGCTAATAGATGCACTAGCGCTGGCAATCGAGCGCAGGGATATTGGGCTAACAGACAATCATTTTTTGATAAGCGAATTGCAGGCATACCAAAGCGAGCGGCTAGTATCGGGTACAATCCGTTTTAGTGCGCCCGCAAACATGCATGATGATATGGTTATATCCTGCAGCCTCGCTTGGAAAGCTGCCAAGCTAGGCAGTAGATTGGTTTTATTTGAGGCGTAAGAATTGAGCTACACAAAAACCAAACTGTTTGACGCTGGCATAAGCAGCAAAAGCGTTATTGCTATTCCTGCTTGGGCGCAACAGATGATAGACAATGGCGGCGAAGTAAATTCCACAGTAGACGCTTATAACAAAACTCCGCAGCTATACAGGGCGGTTCAAATGCGGGCAAATGCATTGGCGGCAATGCCATTTGTATTGCGCAAAAACGACAAACTAACCTCGTGGATATACCCGCAATCGCTAAACAAAATCCTGTTTGAAATGGAAGCCTCGTTACTTGTAAGCGGCGCGGCTTACTTGCTAAAGATGCAACCCACAAACGGCGGCAAGCGCACAGTTGGGTTGCAGGTGCTAAACCCTACAACGATGCGCACAACCTACGACCACCGAACACGGGAAACCCTGTTTACCCAACAGATTAGAAACGAAACGTTTGGACCGTGGCAGGCAGACCGCTTGGTTTATATGCGCGAGTTTAGTTTTCAAGACGAAGTAGGCGCAGGCATTGCGCCTGCAAAGGTTGCGTTACCTGCTGCCATTCTACGAATTGCAATGAGTGATTTTGCACACGGGTTTTTTAGCAGTGGCGGGCAGCCGCTAACCCTGCTAAGCATGCAGGGCAACCCGCCGCCACAGGAAATAGAACGCACTGAAAGGTTTTTCAAACGCACAATGCAAGGGGTACGCAACGCGTGGCGCGTGCTGGCAGTTAGAAGCGAAGTAACCGTTACGCCAATTACACCTGCCCTAAATACAATGGCAATGGAGGAATTGCAGACAGTTACAACGCGGGAGATTGCAAGCGCGTTTGGTATTCCACTAAGCCTGCTAACCAGTGATAGCGCCAACTATGCAACTGCAATATCAGACCAGCGCATGTTTTACGAAAACACAATCAAGGCGCGGTTGCAGTTTTACGAGGATGCATTCAATACCCAACTGCTAAACGAAACGCAAACTACTATTCGGTTTACGCCCGAAAGCCTAAGCGTATACCAAGAGGACGAAGCAGAGCGCAGTAACGCATTGGTAAACCTAGTAAACGCTGGAATGCCATTGCGCGATGCAATGCTTATATTGGGCTATAGCGTAGAGGAAGTAACAGGCACAGATGCCACAGTAGAAACCATTAGCAACGATGCGCCCGTGGTTATTGCCAAAAGCAAGAAGCCTGCAACCGTTAGTTTGCAAGAGCAACTAGCAGACGAATACGCAAATGCAACCCACGTGCAACAGGTGAAAGCCGAACTAAAAACTTGGCAGCGCGTGGCGGCAAAATCCATTGAGCGCGGCAGGGAATTTGAATGCCTGCAAATACCGCCTGAATTGGAAACGTTTATAAAATCACACTTGCAGGAACCGAGCGCATATTTAGAACACGTATTCGAGGACGGGGTTATAAAGAGTTTGGTTTTGCAGACCAAAGCAGAGAAAGCAGTTGCGGCAAAAGTGCGGGCGGTATTCAAGCAATATGGCAACCAGATAAAAGCAAAGGCGGCACGCGGGATTGTAGACCATGTAGCAGCCGATGAGATGTTTAGCACGCTGGCAAAAAGAATAACGCCCGTGCTAACCAATGTTTACACAACGCAAATACAGGCAACCGAAATAGAAACAGGCGTACCGCTGGATACCGAGCGCTACCAAACTGCCGCGCAGGAATGGGCGGCAAAATATAGTTATGGGGAACTAAAACTTAACCTTACAGCTACAACCATAACTAACGTGCAGCGCATGGTAAGTAAGCTAGTGCAAGACCCAACGCTAACGCCCGCAATGGTTGCGGCGGGTTTGTTTCCAACGTTTAGCGATTACCGCGTGGCAATGATTGCCACAACGGAAGTAACCAGAGCCAAGAGCGCAGCAGTAAACGGTTATTACGATGGGCTAACAGAGGATGGGTTAGACGTTGTGCGGCGTTGGGGTACAAAGCTAGACGAAAAGGTTTGCCCGATTTGCGGACCGTTGGATAATAAAAAAGAAGAAACATATAAAAAAAAATTCAATGACGGACCGCCCGCCCATCCCAATTGCCGTTGCAGAATAGGCGTTGAGGTAAAAGCGGAGAACACAGAGGAAGGGCGCGGAGAAGTTATTGCGCCAACGATACCGAAGCCGAAACCAGTAAAGCCCGTTGCGCCCAAGCCAGTTATTGCAGTGCCAACAGTTGCGCCTGTGGCAGTTGTGCCGCCGTTGCCTGCTGCGGTATTGCCTGCCAAACTACAAACAGGAAAAGAAATATTAGACCTCGTAAAAGAGTTGGCAGCCAATGACCCTAAGCGTATAGAAACAAGCAGGCTGCGCAAACAGTTAGCGGAATTAGACGCGGCGTTTCTTAAGTTTGTGCAAAAACCAAAAATTCAACGTAGTAATTTTAGTAGTTCGGACGAATATTGGGAAGCATACAATAAAGACTTCGACGAATATAAACGACTTAAGGCAGAGCTAGACGACGCCAAAACAGTTTTCCGCGCAGCAAATATTAGCATACAACTAAAAGTAGGCGAACTGCTAGCGGTTCAAAATTCAATACCTATAAAATTAAGCACTGACCCTGAATTTGCGCAATTGCAACCGTTAACAGACAAAGACTTATTAACAAAACGCGAGGAGCAAATTGTAAAATATATTTCTAGTTGGGTGAACCCTGCTATTGTGCCAAACGCGCAAACTTTTGGGACTTTGTATAGCACAGATAAAACACAAGGAAGTTTTTACAGCCCAACCAGTTACCGCAAAAGTTTTATTAACTTTGGAAATAGTTATACTGACGTTTCAATTGTGCATGAGTTAGGGCATTTTATAGATAACGAAACTTTAGCAATAAACAAAACAACGGGGCTAAAGGAAACTACAAATGTAGCTACTAAGAAGTTTTTCGACAAACGAACCTCTGGTGATAAGTTAGAGCTATTAAGTAGCGCATTACCAGCATCGGGGTATACAGAGGATGATAAATACAAGCGCGATAAATGGCGCGATGCGTACACAGGCAGAGTTTATAAAAATTCAGATGATACGGAAGTGTTATCTAATGGAGTGGGCTATATGTACGTAGATGCAGTAGGGTTTGCGGAATTTGACCCGCAGCATTTCGAAGCAACAGTAAACTTGTTGCGAGGTATTGCGCCATGACTGAAATTGAAATTTTAGGTGAACGCATATTTATTAACAACCTAACTATTACAGGCAAAAATCCACAAGTCGTGAAATTATGCAAGAACCTTATTGTATTATTAGAGCAACGAATGTTTTATTCCAGTAACGAATACACTTTATCGCAAATGGCAATTGAAAATTTTGATGCCAAAATTATTGCGGGCGATGCGCTTAGTATTCTAAAACCTAAACAGGGAACGTTATACTAATGGCAGAAAAGGAAGCAGGCATTAGTTTTGAGAATGTGCAAGCGTTTATAACTGCATTGTCTACAATGCCAACGAAAGAAATTTTGCGGGAGTTGGTAAACCAAACCAGCATAAAAGCACGCGAGCGGATTGCGCTAAGACCAGCGCCAACAGGGGTAACGCCAAACACAAGCGGGTTGCATAGCACAGGCAATATAAAAACTCCGCAACGCGCATTCTATGCACGCGGCGAAGGTGGGTTTTATGTGCGCAAGAATGGCAGCATGAAACCTAGCAAAAAACGCTCGCAGGATTTGCAACAAAGCTGGCGGCGGGAAAGCACATTATCGGGGCAGGGAATGGTTGTGGATGTTAGAACCACGGTAAGCTATGCAGGTTACGTGCAAGGCGGAACCAATGACGAAATCGGGCAAAGCCAAGTTATGAAGGATAGAGGCTGGCAAACAACCGATGCAGTGGCGGCAGACGTAGAACAGGAAGCGGGAAAGATAATGAATAACGTATTTCGCGCCAAATATAGTGAATGGCTTACAAGCCATGGAATAACCAACACAGTTGCCTAAAGGAACTAATATGGATGCGCCACAATCAACCCTAAGCCCGAAAAAACCAAAACGGATGCCTACGTACCCACGTGAAAAAGCAGAACACGAGGAATACACAGAGGGCGCAGCCTGCCCAATAGAAACGCAGGATGTAGCGGCAAACCTAGCCAACAGGCAGAAAGCAATTGAGGTTGCAAACTATGGACCGTTAGACCCAAGCGAACCCAACACGGAATATTGGCAGGCAGCCGCAGACCGTTGGGAGCTAAGCGTTGAGGAAGTGCAAACTGCGCGTTGTGGCAATTGTGCTGCATTCAATATCACAACGCCAATGCAGGAATGCATAGCAGAGGGCGTAGGCGGCAGCGAAGCCGAAGCAATGGTAGATGCTGGCGCACTAGGGTTTTGCGAAGTGTTTGATTTTAAATGCGCGGCGGCGCGGCGCTGCGATGGTTGGATTGTTGGCGGACCGATAACCGATGAGTTGGCGAAATCATTTGAACCAGAACCAACAGACCCTAACGATGCAGACGGTTACGAGGAATGGGCAGATGAGGAGCCGCAAGTTGATTTTAGGAAAAACAATGGTAATATGGTTGCGCCTGCAATAAAGATTGCAGCGCCGCAATGGATGCGGGCTAATGCGCGGCGCGGCTTGGAGTGGGTGAAAGAGGGCAAGGGCGGCGGAGGGCTAACCGCGCAGACAATGCAGGAAGCGCGTACAATGGCTGCAGGCACGGTAAGCGATGATAAGGCAATGCGAATGGCAGCATGGTTTGCACGGCACATGGGAGATTTGGAAGCGCCTGCCGCAACTGTAGGCGCAGAGGGTTACCCTAGCAATGGAGTTGTGGCGCATGCATTGTGGGGCGGCGGTTCGGTTACAGATAGCGAGCGGGCGGCAGGTTGGGCGCGGGAGCGCAGCGCAGGCGATGGAGAAGCAAAAGCAAAGTATGGCGCGGCTGCGCGGCGCGATATGATGCCTAGCGATTTTGTGCTAAGCGATGAGCGCAAATTTCCAATAATGGATGCAGAGGATATTACGGCAGCGGTAAACAGTTGGGGCAGGTACAAAGGGCGCGTTACGTTTGCGCAGTTTAAAGAGCGGCTAACGCGGTTGGCAAAGCGCAAAGGTTTAGATAGTGCGTTGCCGCAGGCTTGGAGAGTTGATTTAATGAAAACAGTAAACGAAAATTTTATTGGCGGCGAAGTAAAAGCGTTGGGCAATGGCAAGTTGGGCGGTTACCTAGTGCGGTTCACCACAGAGGCGCAACCAGACTTGCAGGGCGATTACTTTACAAAGGATACCGAACTAGGCACGTTTACAGACCTGCCCGTTTTGTATCACCACGGCGCAGATAAAACTATTGGCAAGCGCGTTATTGGGCGCGGCACAATCAAGCAGGATGCAATCGGGCTATGGGTAGAAGCACAGTTGGCAATGCGCGATGAGTATGAAAAAGAAATTTACGCATTGGCAGAAAAGGGCGCGTTGGGTTGGAGTAGCGGCGCAGTTAGTCATTTGGTAGAACGCGAATATAAATCTGAAAAAATCGCGTGGGTAAAAACGTGGTGGATTGCGGAAGCAAGTTTAACGCCAACGCCTGCCGAAGCGCAGAACGAAGCGTTTACTATAAAGGGGAATGTTATTGCAATGCCAGAGGAAGCGCAGCCCGTTTCGGCAATGCAAACACAAACCATTAGCGATGATACAGAAACATTAGAGGAAACTAAAACAACTATGGAAGCAAACGATGTTACGGAATTGAAAGCGCAGATTGCGGCGCTTACTGCGATTGTAAACGAGCCAAAGGTTGAGGCAGGCAAAATGGCTCCAGTAGTAAAGAGTTTGGGCGGCGACCATGACGGCGGAAACGCATTCAAGCATTGGATACGCACAGGGCAAATGAATTACTACACGAAAAACAACGAGCAGGATTGGAGCGCAACCAAGACGAATGCGTTGAATGAAGCCACAGGCACAGAGGGCGGTATCCTAGTGCCAGAGGGTTTGAACGCAAGCATTATTGCTAAGCGCGATGAGATGAGCGTTATCCGTGCAAATGGCGCATTGGTTATTACAACCAATTTGGATACTGTGCAAGTGCCAGTGGAAAACGCCCGCATGACAACTGCGATTGTTGCAGAGAGCGGAAGTTATGTGGCGGCAGAGCCAACGTTTACAAGCAATAGCGTTACGGTTTACAAGTTTGGCAACCAGTTGCGCCTTACCGATGAGTTGCTTGCAGATAACCAGACTAACCTTATGCCATACCTTAGCAATGGGCTTGGGCGTGCATTTGGTTTGATGGAAAACCAATACTGCATTGCAGGCACAGGCAGCAGCCAGCCAAAAGGTTTGCTAACGGGCGGCACTGCGGCGATTACTGCCGCCAGCACAACGGCGATTACCGCAGCAGAGTTGGTAAGCCTTTACCATTCACTGCCAGAACCCTACACAACTAACCCAAATGAAGTTGTGTTTATTACTCGTAATGCAACGCTTGGCGCGTTGCGGGCGCTTGCTTCGTCAAGTGTGTTTACATTCAATTTGCAGCCGCAGGGCGACCAAGGTGCGCAGCAGTTGTATGGACACAAGGTAGCGGTTAGCGGTTATATGGAAGCCGCCACAACTGGCAAGAAATCCCTGCTGGTTACTAACCTCGCTGCTGGTTACATTCTCATTGAGCGGGCAGGAATGGTAATGAGCCGTAACCCATATTTGCTGCAGGCAACAGGTCAAGTTGCCCTGTTCACAACGATGCGGTTTGGCGGCACTACCACGGTTGCCGAAGCAACGCAAATTCTTACACAGGCGTAAGAACATGTTACTTACATTTGGCACTGCCTGCTGCGGAGTTACGGAAGCTGGCGCAATTTGGGCAGCCGCAGACGGTGAAACGCTAGAGGTGGATGCAGTGCTTGGCGCTGAAATGCTGCGCGTTGGTTATGCAGTGTTAGCACAAGCCGCCAAAGCCGAAGCGCCGAAAGCAAAGCCAAAGGCGAAGCAGGCAGACTAATGGCATACGCAACTGCTGCGCTCGTGAAAACATATTTATCTATTACAAGTGTTGCCGATGATACTTTAATAGGCACGTTGATTACACGAGCGCAGGCAGTTATAGATAACTATACGCATAGAACGTTTGAGGTGTCTACCAATACTACAAAGTATTTTGACAGCTACAGAAACGTTACCAAAACTACACTATTGTTTAACGAGGGCTTGGAGTTGGCAACTGCGCCCACTACAATAACCAACGGCGATACAACGGTTTTGGTTTTGAATACTGATTGCGTAACGTTGCCTGCAAATGCTAGCCCGTTTTATGGAATAGAAATGCTGCGCAGCACGTCTAACTACTGGACACAAACCGCAGCAGGCGATAACCAGCGGGCAATTAGTATTCTAGGGAAATGGGGTTACAGTTTGACTGCGCCCGATGATATAGTGGCGGCAACCATTCGCCTAACTGCATTTTTTTATCGGCAGCGCGAAAGCAATGCGGATTTAGATAGAGCCGTTAGTGTGGCAGATGGAATGGTTTTACTGCCTAGCAACCTGCCCAATGATGTTATTGGCATGTTAGAGCCGTATAAGCGGTTTGCGGTGTGAGTAACATAAGGGCAATTGCAAGCGCACTAGCGGCGCTTACCGTTTCGTATACGGCAGAGGCAGGCGGCACGGTTACGCCAACTGCCTACGATGTGCAGCAACTGCCGCCAACGGTAGCGGCGGCAAACCTGCCAGTAAGGTTGATTGGTACGCAACGCGGAGATAGCAGCGCAAGTTTCAACGCTATAACCGCAGGCACAGGCAGCACGAGGGTAGACCATTCAATAAGCGAATTGGCGCTAATTGAATTAGTAGGGCTAAGCAGAATGCAAGACGAGTGGTGCGATACAATGCGCTACATGGATGCATTGACGGTTACACTACAAGCGGCACGGAGTATTTATACAAAGTGCGAGATAACAGGCGCGAGCGCGTCGCGCAGCGTGTTTGAGTATCCAAACGGAAGTGGCGAATACTTTTATGGATGCCAAACGATTGTGAGTATTACGGAATATCAGTAGAGGAAAAACATAATGGCAGTATTTAGCGGTAAAGGTTTGGTAGTAAAGTTTGGTTCGGATACCCTTACGCATGTGCGCAGCGCAAGCGCAACGGATAGCATGGATACAATTGAAATCACGGCGGCGGCGGATACTGTAAAGAGTTACATTACCACTACCACAGGTTACGAGGCAAGCGTTGAAATGCTATACGATGACACAACCGATTTGTTCGACACAGAGCTAAAGGTCGGCACTAGCGGCGCGTTTATCATAAACCCTGAGGGCGTTTCGGTTGGCGCAATCAAACTAAGCGGCACGGCGCTTATAACCAGCGTAGAGTTTTCAGTGCCTTACGATGGCTTGGTTACTGCAAGCATTTCGCTGCTTGGCACAACTGCGCTTACTGTAGGCGTGAACTAGCAATGCAACTAGCCAACGATAGGTTTGGTTTGCAATGGGAAGTTGTAGAACTAAAGCAACGGCACATTGAAAAATTTTCCGAACTGCATAAAGAGTTTGAGGAAGGTTTACCAATGCCAAAATATCGGGGGCAGGTTGTAAGGGCGGCAATAGAAAGCGGTTGGTTTTCGTTTCCAGTTGTAACCGCTGCGGATGTGGCAGAACTAAAAGCCGCAGCGGTTCGCTGGTTGAGTGAACGCATAACAGATATTTATGTAGAGGCAAACGAGATTGACCCAAAAGTTTAGTTGAGGCGTTGCGCTGCGCCCGCGATGGGAGCGCAGCGCCAACGGCACTAAGGTTGGCTTGGCAATCCGAGCGTTGGGGCGCATTACCAGAGGCAGGCGGGTTGCTAGACCAGCCCGCAGGCTTATTAAATAAAATGGCTGCAGTAAGTAATGTTTACAATGCATTTGTTACCATGCAGAGGCACACGGGGCAGCTAGTGCAATTGGCAAATTCTAATCCACAAGTAATAGCAACTGTTCGCAGAATAGAAAAATTGGAAGCAAAATTATATGGCTGATATAAAGGTGCGCATTGTTGCGGTAGATGAGGCAAGCAAGCCGCTAGACGAAACCGCCAAAAAAGCAAAAGGCACTGCCGATGCAATGAAGGGGTTATCGGCTTCGATTGGTTCGGTTGCTGCTGGAATGGGTTTGCAGATGGGGCTAACGTCTCTCGTTGGCGCAATGAAAAATGCAATCGTTAGCAGTTTTGAATTAGCCGATGCATTAGAGCAAAGCAAAATTGCATTTACAACCATGCTTGGCAGCGGAGAAGCTGCAGGCAAAATGCTAACAGACCTAAAAGCATTCGCAGACAAAACACCGTTTGAATTTCAAGATATACAAGCAGCCGCTAAACGCCTAATGGCAATGGGAACTGCGGCAGAGGATGTAATCCCAACGTTACGCGCAGTAGGCGATGCGGCTGCAGGGTTAGGCGGCGGCAAAGCAACCATAGATGGCATAACTTTAGCCTTAGGACAGATGGGGGCTAAGGGCAAAATTTCTACACAGGAATTGAACCAGTTGACAGAACGCGGTATCCCTGCTATGCGCTATTTGGCAGAGGCTGCAAAAGTTTCTACAGGTGAAATGGCGAAGCTGGTTGAAAACGGTTTAGTGCCAGCGGACAAAGGCGTAAAGGTTTTGTTGGAAAGCATGCAACGAGACTTTGGCGGGCTAATGGCGAAGCAAGCAGACACTGCTAGCGGCAAACTTTCCACAATGAAAGATTCAATGGCAAGCCTAGGCACAGAGGTTGGGCAAAGTTTTATCCCTGCCGTAAAAGCGGGCGCAGATATTATTGCGTATTTTTCTCAAAAAGCTGCGGACGCGATACATGCGAACCGCGAAACAAATAACACTATTGAACAAGTAGTAACTGCTTATAACAAGGGTTATATTTCACTTGAACAATATAACAGTGCCATTGACACGACAATAGATGGTAGTTACGACCTAACCGATGTAGACCGCTCGTTAGTGCATACGATAAAGGATGTAACTATTGCTAACGATTTGCTAAAGTTTGCGGTTCAAAAGGAAGCAGAGGAAGTAAAGATAGCAGCAGAGCGCTCGTCAAGTTGGGCAGACCAACTAGGTGAAACTACAACTGCGCTAGACCTAAGCACAAAAAGAACGGATGCAAATAAAGATGCAATAACGCGGCATAAAGAGGCGCTAGGGTTAGTAAGCGGCGTTGCTAATGATTATAGAAAATCAACTGCCGATAACGCGGAAGCAGCTAAAAACGCCCAAAAGAAAATAGATGACCTAACCAAAGCGCATGGCAAAAACCATGCAGCGTTATTGGCAGGCAAGGGCAGTATTGTAGACAATGCAGATGCAATCGAAAGGGCAAACATTCAAGCAGAGCGCGGCGCAATTTCATTTGCGAACCTGCAAGAGCGTTTTGCAAACCAAGAAAATATAGATAACTACAACGAGCGCACGGCAGAATTAGGCGTTTCGCAAACCGAATTAAACGATGCACTGGCAAAGGGCGAAATCGACCAAAAGAAATTTGACGATGCAAGCGGCAAGTTAGCAGGGCGGCAAGCTGACTTAAAGGAATCTTTGGATAATAGCCAAATGAGTTTGGCGGATTACAATTTAGCGCAGCGAGACCATGCACTAGATGTAAAGGATAGCGCAACCAAGTTGGGCGAACTAACCGCAACACATAACACAGGCAGAACCGCCGTGCAACTGGCGGCAGCCGAACAAAACACTTACAACACAAAACTAAAGGACGCGCAAACAGAGTTAGAGAAAACAAGGCTGAAGGAATTAGAGTTGCGCACTTATGTAGCAACGGCTATTAAGGAAAACATTATTGACAGGCAAATTGAGCGCTTGGCAAAAGACACGCTAACCGCACAAGAAATAAAAGATATTCAAGACACGGCAGCGGCGTTTGGAATTGCAACCAGCGATAAAATCAAATTCCGTTTGATAGACGAAGCAAGCGCCACAGCGCTAGAAACAGTCGAAAAACTTGTTGCCGAAAATTACATAGAGGGCACGGTAGAGCAAAGCACGGCGCATAGGGCAATGGTAGAAAGTATCGGGCAGGATATTACAAACGGATTTTTACCAAGCATGGAGAAAGCAAAAAAGGCTGCCCAACTTGCATTGCAAGAGTTGCTATTATTCGAGCAATCCTATAACGGTTTGCAGAGTAAAGAAATTGTTTTAACAATTCGGCAGCAGAAAATTTTCGACGAGCAAGCATTTACAGGCAGGGAGATGGGGCAGGCGTATGGTTCGCAAGCGCAACCAGAGGCAAGCCCTGCCCAAGCACGCGCAGCAGCAGCGGCAGCAGCGGCAGCGGGCAAGTTTCAAGTTGGCGGGCAAAAAGGCGCAAGCGCAACAGGCGGCGCAATCATTGGTAATGGCGCTTGGCGGGCAACAGGCGGCGCAATGGGAATGGGAGGCGGTTACTTGGTTGGCGAACACGGACCCGAACTGTTTGACCCTGCTGGAAGCGGCAGAGTATTTAGCAACAATACTTTTAAGCAGTTGGGTTCGTCGCAGCAGAGCGGCGGCAATTTGCGCATTGGCACACTAAATATTTATGGCGTGCAAACTGCCTCGCAACTGTACGATGCGATTACCGCAGAGGCACGCGCAAGAGGGCTAACATTCGGCTTGAATTAACATGGCTAAACCAGAATTCAAGTTTTATTTAGACACACTAAACGATGGCACGTTTGCGGCAAACATAACCACAAAGGTTATAAGCGCAGACTGGCAATTAGGGTTTGCAGCGCCATTCGATAAAATGGCGCGAGACAATACCGCCTCGTTTGTGGTGAACAATGTAAACAGGGATTTTTCGCCCGAATACGCAAGCGGTGCATATTACGGCAACCTAACCACAGGCAGAGCAATAAAGGTTACCAGCACATATGCAAGCGTTACGCGTACCATGTGGCTAGGCTGGATTGCTTCGATAGCGCCTACAAGCAATAGCAACGGCACACGGCAAACAACTATAAACTGTTCGGGTTGGATGGAGCGTGCATTGCGAAAAGAAAGTTTGATACCCATTCAACTAAACAAACGCGCAGACGAAATCATTGCAGTAATTTTAGATGAGAGTGATATATTGCCGCCCTCGGTTATTGGCGTTTGGATACTTGGCAATTCCTTACTAGGCAGTAACACAATACTTGGTGCGGTAAGCGATTACTTTAGCGCAGATGTAGGCGATAGCACGTTTGCATTTGCGGGCGATTGGGAAGCCAATACAAGTGTGCATAGCGCCATAATGCAAACGGTAGACAGGGAAGCAGGCAGATTTTTCCAAAAGCGCGATGGCAAGTTGCAGTTTTACCGCAGGCTGCATTTTCCAACAGATGTAACGAGCCTCGTTACCGTTACCGATAAGAATAGCGAAATGGATTATGAGTTTGGCGCAGACGTTGCAAATATTGTGCAAGTGCAATACCAGCCGCGCAGCGTTGGCACGGTTGGCGATACAGTTGCAACGCTTGGCACGGCAACTGCAATTGGAGCCGCGAGCACATTAGATATTGAGTATCGGTTTACAGACGGGGCAGGCACTGCCATTGGCGCAACGGCGTTGATTACTCCAGCAGCCACAACCGATTACACAGTATTTGCAAACAATGATGGCACAGGCGCAAACCTAACTGCAAACGTTACCGCAAGCATTACCAGAACCAACGCAACTGCCGCAACCGTGCAATATACCAATACAGGCGCAGCGGGTTATGTAATGCCAACAAGCAAACTGCGCGGCACGCCACTAACCAAATACGAGTTGCAAACCTACACGGCAACCGATGCAACAAGTGTGCTTGCTTATGGAAAACTTGGATACACTAGCGATGGCGTACAGGATACCCTTACCGATGCTACTACGCTGGCGGACTATGAATTGAGTTTATTTAAAGACCCTGTAGGCAGGGTAAACAATGTTACGTTTGCGGGTTGGGATACAACGCTAACGCCAACGCTGCTAACCTATAGCATTGGCACGCGTATCACAATGCACGAAACGCAAACAGGCGTAAACGGAGACTGGTTTGTATTAGGCGAAACGCATAGATACAATTCGGGCGATTGGCGGGTACAATGGGTGCTAGAGGATGCAGGCACAATTATTTATTGGGCGTTGGGTTCGGCTGGTTATAGCGAACTTGGCGATACAACGTGGCTTGGACCGTTATAACTTTAGGAGTAAAAAAATATTATGCCGTGGACCGTACCGAGTGATAAGACCCAAGGCGATTTAGTAACCGCTGCTAGTTGGAATTCCTTTTTAGGAACAAGCGGCGATATGAGCCGCACAAGCGCGGCGGTAGTAACCACGGCTGGCGATATGGCTTATGCAAGCGCGGCAAACCAGATGGCACGTATTGCAGGCGGCACGTCTACCTATGTGCTAACTAGCAACGGTGCAACAAGCGCTCCAAGTTGGCAAGCGCCTGCTAGCGGCGGAATTACAATGGGCAAAGCAATTGCAGCCGCAATGATTTTCGGCTAACAAGTTTTACGGAGTAAAAGAAAATGGCTAATCCAAATATCGTAGCAGTCGCAACTATCAACGGTAATATGCTAACGGCGGCAGTTGGTACAGGTTCGCCCGATACCAGCATTGTTAGCAACGCAAGTAGTAGCGGCAAAATCTTTAAAATAAATTCGTTGTATGTGGCAAACATTGACGGCAGCGCAAGCGTGGATGTAAGCGTGCGCATGTATTCGCAAGCCGCATTAGGCGGCACGGCAACTGCTATCGCAAGCACTATTGCAGTGGCGGCGGATAGCACTTTAGTTGTAATAACTAAAGATAGTGCAATCTACTTGTTAGAAAATCAGAGCATGGGCATTTTTGCGAGCGCGAGCGGCGATGCGGTGTTCACCTGCAGCTGGGACGAAATCAGCTAACATGTTTGGGCTGACGCAAACAACAAAGGTTGGAAGGTTGCATAAAAGACCGCCTTATGTTATTGGTCCGATAACTTTTGAATATCTTGTGGTCGCAGGCGGCGGCGCTGGCGGAAGCACTTATGGCGGCGGCGGCGGTGCTGGCGCTTTTATTACA